CACCACTAAACGTGGCACCTCCATTGGCAGCATTGGTTCCATCATATGCGGCGCGAGTAGGAATCATGTTATCCTGCTTCTTCCGAGAGGTGATGTTGATGATGCGACGCTTCGACATCATACGTCGGGGACGGTAGGGGGCCTTTCTGGTCGAACGACGGCGCACCCTAGTAGACCTAGAGCGGCGAGAAGAGACAGTACGACGACTACTACGACGTGGACGGTATCCATAAGCCATGTTGAGGGATTTGTAATGCTTAGAAATCCTCGGGGGAGAGGGGGTACTTATACCCTATCACCGACCGGAGTTAGGAGTTAAGCGGAGTTAACTGGATTATATAAGGTGACAGTGACAGGACGAGTTGTGTATAATATTAAACACAACTCTTACTGTCACCTCATCACATGACTTTTCGCTTTGCTGCCAAGTATGGACTCCTCACTTACGCTCAATCCGAGGGTCTTGATCCATTCCGAATTGTCAGCCTTCTTGCTGACTTGGGAGCCGAATGCATCGTTGGAAAAGAGCATCACGCAGACGGCGGAACTCATTACCATGCTTTTTTCATGTTCGCTCGGGAATTCCGTACGAGGAACGCCAGAGTATTTGATATCGACGCTTATCATCCGAACATTCTCAGAGGCCGCAAGACTCCTGGACAAATGTACGACTACGCTACAAAAGACGGGGATGTCGTGGCCGGTGATCTTGAACGTCCTTCAGGGCCACAAAATAGCACCGATTCTGATACCTTCTGGAGAAATGTCTTCGATGCTCCGGACAGAGAGGAGACTTTACGAGTCGCTCGTGACACTAATGTCGGCTTGTTCGGGCGATATTTTTTCCAGGTACGCGCTATTGCAGAGGGAAAGGCCATCCAAAATCCTCTTGATTACGTCAGTGATCCGAAACTGGAATGGGAGCTTGGACCTTATCCGGAACTCAGAGCTTGGTGCGAGACTTATCTGGGAGGACGTGGAGACAGGTGAGTTACTTTCTTAACGTCCCCTCCTTCGCAAGCTCAGGGGGGCCCGACCGTCTATAGAAATGGCATTCGTGTTTGGGCAGGAGCGTTGCCTTCAGCACGGCCCCCAGTCGGGCCACTCGCTTCGCTCAGACAATGGCCCCGACACGGAATTGGGGGCCGTGCAAGGTGTGTGTTATGCTTAGTCAGCAATTACTAATATGACGTAGACCTAAATCTCTCATCTTGGTCGGTCCAACAAGGACTGGAAAGACTAGCTGGGCCCGCAGTCTAGGCAGCCACTTTTACTTTGGTGGTAACTTTGACATGACGCAGTTGTCATACGATAGGGAAGACGTCAACTATGCTGTGTTTGACGATATACATTCACTCAAGTTTTTTCCTATGTGGAAGTTTTGGATGGGAGCACAGGACACATTCACTGTTACGGACAAGTATAAGGGGAAAATGTCTTTCAATTGGGGGAGGCCGATCATTTGGTGCAACAACAAGGATCCGAGAGCGGACCCTGATGCTGACGCCGATTGGATCGACGGAAACTGTATCGTAGTCAACGTCCCAGAGGACATGCCACTCATTAAGTAATCTATCTATTTCTCATGCCAGTAGAATGTGCACTCCGGTTCGAAGTATAGTTGGTCGGCAGCATTACCCGACGCACACTCAAAGAAATCCACGATGAAGATATCGCCTATACCAGGCTTAGACAAGACACTGTAATCAGTGCCGTTCTCGATCTCTCCATTCTCATCGTTGTTGTATAGGAGGGTTTTGTTGATAGGGTACCACTGGCGATGCTTGAAGAATCGCCCATTGCTGTTGCCTGAATTTAGGGTGCGCGATTTATCAGAAAGTAGGGTGACGCGTTGCGTATCGATCTTGGCAGTGAAGACGGTCTGCCAATCAGTGCCTGCAGCACCACGGAATAGGTAAGACTCGAGCAGGTTACGAGGGGTAGTTGCAGCCACAGTGCCGAAATCAGGAATAAGTCGGACGTATCCCTGAGCACCGGAGGCGGAGGTAACGCCAGGAGCAAATTGATTGATCAATCCCTTTGCAGCGAAGACGACACGGCGCCAACGCCAAGAAGCGGGGGAGTTTGACGTCAGAGTGATGTTTTCTTTGAAACCACGGACAAATATGCGGTCAGTCTCCCTCGTTGAGGAAGCCGTAGGATCCGCAGATTGTTTATCCCTAGTCGAAGGGGTGAAGATGATGGTCTGTCTGGATGCACCACTAAACGTGGCACCTCCATTGGCAGCATTGGTTCCATCATATGCGGCGCGAGTAGGAATCATGTTATCCTGCTTCTTCCGAGAGGTGATGTTGATGATGCGACGCTTCGACATCAT